TCTATCCATTCAGCTAAAAAATTAGATCTTACATCTCCAATAGCTCCATCGCTTAATAAATCAGAAGTTATACTTTCAGCCAACCAATAATCTTTAGGTTGAGAATAACCTTCGTCTTTTTTAGATATTAAACCTATGGCATCCGCATAAGATTGTAACTCAGGATTGTTTTGTACAAAACTTGTTAATCCAGCAAGATCTCTCTTTGACAAACCTGGTATTTCAAAACCAGCTTTATCCCAAAGGTAAACTCTAATAGCTTGATCGTGAGTATAGTCCATTCCTTCTATACTTTTGTTTAGTAGTTTTTTTATTTTAGGAAATGCTTTATTTAAATTTTTAAAGTCATTCGCGGCGGTTTGTCTTGAAGAGTTTAATTCGTTTATACCTCTAGCAAATGGATCTATTAAAGCTTTTTTAAAGAAAGCCATATCAGCTTCTCCCTTTTTTCCTTTACCTAAAAAGCTATATAATAATCCTTGAAAATCTTGAGCTGAAGCTGGTATTATACTTTTGTATTTAGTTTTAGCTCCTCTAATTTTAGCTTGAGCATCAGAAAATTGTTTTTGTGATTCTATACCAGTTGAACCTTCTAATATATCATTAAAATCTACACTCATTGATTCGCTAAACTTAACTTTAGCTTGTTGTACTTTGGACTTAACATCAAATTGATCCAACATATTTTGTACAGCTTGTACGTTTTGAAGCGCATCATCAGCAAAATAAAAATCATTATATCCTTCGCCAACTTTATCAGCTATCCAAAGCGCTTTAGCTTCTGATGTAGAATTAGCTAGGCCAGTTATATTTTTTAAAGGTATATTTAAACCATTAGCTTTTAAGAAATCAAATATAGCCTTAGCAGCTTGTGGTGGTCTTGCTGTTAACACAAACATGTTTTCAGGACCAAACTTATTTTGTAGTTTTATAGCTTTATTAAATAGAGGTGCTAATTTTCCTTTTACAACTTTATTAAAATCTGAAAAATCAAAAGTATAACCTTTGTCTAATAGATCTTCGTAGGTATTAGCGTATTGTTCCGCGTTTAAAGTTCCAGTAGTTCCATCTGGTCTAGTAAACTTAACCAAAGACTCGGTCGTAGCTAACGTGTCATCAAAATCTAGAACTGTAATACCTTTAGGTTCTGTTTTTACTCTTGATTTTTTAATAGCTTCATCTAAAATTTTATTTTCCTCGTTTTTCTTTTTGATAGCATTATAAGCATCTACAAACGCTTGAGATTTAGGATCAACTTGTCCAGTTGTAACATCAATCAACTTTAAGTTTATTTTACCAAAAGTTTTTAAATTAAAATATCTCTTAAGAACATTGTCGCCTAATGACCATTCCGCTGGCATAGAAGATTTGTAATGCGCATCAAATATTTCTGCTTGCTTATCTGGTACTATAGCAACCGAAAATTGATCTAATAATTTTTTTATATCAGCTTTGGTTGTTTTTCCTGTAACATAGTCACCTAAATACATTTGAACAACGTCTCTAGGTATAAGGTGCTCGTAAGTATGCGTTGAAGATTTTATAGGGCCATCGACAGTATGTGAAACATGAGCTGCCGCAAAAAGAGGTCCAGACGTACCACCCTGTATAGACTTCATGATCATAGCGTAATCATTTAAAGTTATACCTTTTTTTGGGTCCATTTTATTTAACTCTAATAAATCTCTACAAATATCACTAAGTTCAATTAAAAATTCTTTATTTCTATTTGCCGAATCTTTATTTACCTTTGCTTTAGCTGGTGTACTTACATCTACATTAACACTTTGCGAAGCATCTGCAGGTATATTATTTTTATATTTAGGTGTCCACTCTTTAAAACCAACACCTATCCTAGCATCCCAATGTTCTCTTCCAGCGAACAAACCTGTTCTAAGACTTTCTAGTTCTGTTAAAGCCCTTTGTTTAGCTTTTTTTATTTTATTCTCCCAACTTTTAATAGTTGCTTTTGGCTTACCTTCATCTTTTGCTTTTTGTAAACTTTTTTCTAGTTTGTCAATTTTATTTTGATCAAACATAGCATCTATTACGTAACCAATATCTGGAATCCATGTATATTTAGTACCTCCAATTTTACCAGAAGAACTCAAGATAGGTCTTAAAAATCTATCTGCTTTTTCGTAACCTATTATATGGGCAATTTTTTCTACAGCTTTTATAGCTGAATCGATTTGATTTATATCCCTAAAGTTCATAGCATCTTTAGCCAAACCTAGCATTTGCTTATAACTTTTATCAAAGTCACGCATAGCGGTTTCGTTAATAATGTATTCCGTTAATGGTTGAATTGGAGCGCCTATTAGATCATATAGTTTTTTACCCTCAAGATATGTGTCAACATATTTTTCTAGATCTTTTATTATTTTGTCTCTCATTTTGTCTCCAAACAAATCCGGATCTTTATACGTTTTATTAAAAGCTATACGAACATTGTTACCGTGGTTAGCAAGTTCTTGCCCAAGTACAGGTAGTAAATCATAAAAAATAGCTCTTTCATCTTCGGGTAATAAAGCAAAACTCTCACTCATTTTAACACCACCACGTTCAATATCTTTTGATATTTCGTTAGCTATGTTTTCAGATACTATTCTATCTCTTAATCCTTCTTTATTTTTAAATAATTCATACAAAGGACCTTTGTTTGCGAAGTCATTATGTAATAATTCTAACCCTAACTCACCTATTATTTGAGTAGCTAATCCTTCTTGCTTACTTTGTATAGGGCTAACCGTACCCGTTTTGTTATTTACTTTTATAAAGTTCTTATCAAAATCTGTAACAGCCGCAATAGCTTGTGGGTTTCTACGCATTATTTGGTGTTGTGCTGTTCTCTTGTGTACCGCTGCTATTTCTTTATCTATTTTTTTACCTTTCCAATTTTTGTATTTTACAAACTTAGGATTAAAACCAATAACTTCTCTTTTTCCTGTTTCTGGATTTATTCCATACACCTTTGTTCCACCAACAGATTTTTCTATGGCCTCAGGAAAGTTTCTAGATAACCAAGAGGTTGTCATTGCTTTTAAAATGAAAGGTTTGTTATCTATTAAAAAATTTTGAAAATCAATACCTTTTCTACCCATGAAGTCTATAGTTCCAAATTGACCACCCTCTAATCTATCACCTAATTTTTTCTTTATCGTGCTAATAAAATCAGATGTCTTTTTGTTTTTAGATGTTGTGGTATTTATAAGTGGAAGTTCTTGCGCTATTATGGTACGTAGCTTATCTATTACATAGTCACGATAAGTTGTTTGCTTACCTTCTATAGTTATCTTTTTATCGATGTCTAAATTATCCATCAGTTTAGGTTGGATCTCTTTTTCTTCTCTAACTTGTCTTTCTTCTCGAGTCTCTACAACGTCTTCTGTTGTTGGATCTGTTATAATATCTTCTAAACCTTCTATGGCTTTAGTAAATACAGTATCTTTTACTTTACCTAATCTTTTATTAGCTATATCAATAGGTTTTAATTTTAACCACCCAAATATATGCTTTGCCATTGTGACTGGTTTACCATCTTTACCAATTGTTCCAGGTTTAAACCTCATTATCGCTGTTTGGACACCGTACACTGGATCATATAGTATATCGGTGTAAATATCTTGTTTTAAAAGTGGATAATTAGGTCTTCTATTAAATCTTGTTGTATTTCTCCATATGATATCTTTGGCTTGACCTGGGCCTCTATATTCACCATCAACCCAATGATTTCCTCCAGCTTCAAGGACTTTAATAATATCTTCATAACCAAGTAAACCTTTTTTCTCGTATATGTCATTTATTTTATCAACAATAATACTCTCAGACATTTTAGTAGTTGGATCGTCTTCATCCATTCTACCACCTTTAAACTTTGGACCAAAATATATTCCCGTACCATTAAAAACATTGTAACCCTTAATAAAATCTAAGGCATCGCCAGCACGTAAAGCGGTATAATCTATACCAATCCTTTTGCCCATAACATCTTTTGCTACATCGTTTATTAAATCTCCAATTCTAGAAAATGTTACACCACCTTCTGTTGTTAAATCTGTAGCGTGTACATATTGTAAAGCGTCTGACATCGAAGTAAACATCTCTTCGATTAATATTCTTTCTGCTTGTTGTGGTGTTAACTTCTCCTCTTTGATTCTTTGAGGCATTTTCTTTTGATAATCAGCAAGTCTCATGCTCATAAGTGTAGCCGCTGCTTTAACTTGAGGGTCTTTAGACGTCTCCAACTCTAAAAGCATTTGCATCCCCATTTCTTGCAAATCTTGTGTTGGTATATTATCAAGTATAAAATGTAAACCATCGTGATAAATAGCATTAGCCGCAAAAATATCTTTTTTATTTCTAATATTATCTATTATTACTTCTTCAATAGCTATAGCGGTATTACCAAAATTAGCAGCGTTTCTTTGCCCTTCTATTAAAGTTTCTAAAGTAGCAACGTTGTTATTATCATTTAAATCAATACCATAGTCCTCCATGAATTGATCTTTATCTTTCATTGCGTTTTCAAGTTCTTTTATAGTTGTAAAAACTTTAAACTTTTTATCTTTAAAATTAGGATCAGTTTGGTTATCGTTAATATATTTAGCTATACCACGAGCGCTTTTTATAGTACTACTAACTAAACTTTCTATTTTAACAAGTTCATCTATTCTACCAATCTCCTCGTTTATTTTCTCAACTTCCATCATGTCACTAGCGTGATCACGTATATCGTTGTTTGATTTATAATGTTTAGTAAGTTTGTTTCTCCGATCTATTTCGTTTTGAAGTCTGTTTCTTTTCCCTTCTAATAACTTTTTTTCAAGTAATTTATTTACAACATCTTCTTTCTGATCTTGGTTTAAATTAAAAAATTGCTGATTATTATAAGCCTGATCTTCGATCGTCTCTAAAGCATCATATATTTTATCTCTTTTTTCTTTGCTTATAATATTGTCATTAAACTTTTGATCAGCTTTTGCTTTAGCTTTTGCGATAACAGTCTTGATCTCATTAGGTTTACCTCTAAATTGATCTATTATATCTAAAGTACTACGTGTGGTTTTTTGAATAGTATAATTAGCCCCGATTAATGGCGCCGGGATTATAAGAGCGGTTAAAAAAGAATTCCAATATCTTTCTTTTGTATGCTCGTATTGTCCCGTTGCGTTACCAACGTGTACAATTGTTGATAGTTCTTGTCCTACTTCTGTAAGTCCAGATTGAATACTTGGAACTGTAGCCCCATAAATTCCTTTTGCAACTGGGGTTAAGGCTTTTTTAAACCTAGCCTGTATGATATCTCTCATGAATTTTGTAGGAATAAAATCAGACGGTTTAACACCTAGTAGTTTTGGTAAAACTAAAGCAGCTTCAGTTAGTTCTAACAAAGCATTTGTTGCTCCAGTTGACATAGCCATATCCAAATCACCTTCACCTTTTTCAATAATGTCTAACCATATAGCTGCTTTTAATTGATTTGGAATATTATTATAATCTAATCCCATTAATTTAGCTTTTTCAGCAGCTTTTATATTCATTATCTCGTCGAAAGCACCACCAGCCTCTTGTGCCACCGTGCTACCCGTACCAGTAAGAGCCCCAACTAATATTTGCATAAATTGAGTACCAAACATACCTCTAGTCTCAGTGAAAGATGGCCATTCAAAATTACCATCATCATCAAACCAATCACCTTGTTTTGGTAATAAATCAAGCATATCTTGATATTCTTGACTTCTAACCATGTGGTCCCAAAATCTCTTTCTATGCTTTAAAGATATAGTTTCTAATTTAGGTATTAAATCTCCAACTTTATATCTACCTGGAGATATTTTTTCTTCCTGTTCCATCATAGGGTGCATGTACACTACTTTTTCTGGATCAAGCTTTTTAAGCGCTACTAACATTTTTTCTACTTCTTCAATTTTTATACCAGAAGTTAGTTGTTGCCAGTCATTATAAGCCTTGGGAAACATTACCGCGGCTTGTCTCCAAGCACTACCAATAAACCCTTTGCCTGTTTTAGCTATTTCTGGTAGATTCATAGCGTCTAATTTTTCCGCTTTAGATAAGTAACTTATCCTATTGGTAAATATATTGTTTACAGTGTTTTCAATTTCCTCTGTTTGTTCTTGATAATCTTCATTAGCGTTTAATATTTCATCAAATCTAATATCATATTTATTACTAAACTCACGAGTAGCCATTTCTACCTGAATAGGATCGTTTAAATTGTATTTAACTTGTAAATCCTTTATTAAATCATTAGCATATGGTTTTAAAGCCTCTTCGATTGTTGGATATATCGCGGCAAAATCATCGCCATCAAAATAATCTTCATATGATCTCTCATAAATGTTGTCCCGGTGTATTGCTAAATCAGTTGCATCTAAATCATTTACATTTACTGGGTTTTCGTTCGCATCTACAACATGTGTAGGTGTGTTTAATATTTTTTCTACCAACGGTGTTTGCTCAACATTTGCACCAATAGCTGCTTTGTCAATAGTTTTCCTAGCGGTTTCTTTTGTAATACCAATATTATCAGGGTGACTTCCAGTAATGTTAAAATATTCATCTTTCCAACTTTCTGTTTCTTCTTCAGGCGTTGTTATAGGATCGTCTTCGTCAATTGTAACAGGTTCTCCGTCTTTTTCTACAACTTCTTCTTTTTTGTCACCAATAAAAGGATTGTTATAATTTATAATATCTAATACACTTGGAACCCGCCCACTACCAAGCCCACCTGTTTTCTTAAAATCAAAAGTTGGATCTTGTGTAACATCTTCTTGTGTAACATCTTCTTTTATATCTTCTTCTACAACTTCTTCTACATCTTCTTCTACAATATCTTCTTGTGGTTCGGGTTGTGACCACGTGCTAATGTTAAAATCAAAACCTGGCTTTTGTTTTTTTAAATCAAAACCTGGCTTTGTTTTTTCTTTTTCTTTACCCCAACCTTCTTCCCAGTATCCAGCCTCTTCGTTGTATCCAGATCTTTTAACACCCTGTTTAAAGTTGTACGGTGCTATAGGTACCCAATTGTCAACCTCTGGATTATACTGTAAGTAAACACCCTTTTCTCCATCTATATTTCTTATATTGCCTTTATAATCTTTATATTCATCATCTCCTTTACGGGCAATTTTATATCTTCTAACATGTTTTGGATCTTCTACGATTTCTTCTTCTGCAACTTCCTCCTCTGCAACTTCCTCTTCAACCTCTTCCTCTTCTTCTACAACTTCCTCCTCTTCGATTTCCTCTTCTACACCATGCTTTTCATCGTGCTCTTTCTTAGTAAGAGTGTTGTGTAAAACCTCACCTTCTACTTCGTTATGTTTTAATGGAGATAGTTTCTTTAACATATTATTGATTTAATTGTGTATTATCTAAAGGCGCTTGTCCAGTGGCAGCAACACCTTTGTCAACCATTTCTTTTTTCTCTTTATCTTGTTGTGCAATGTCAGCATCAGTTAATCCCGTTGGATATACTTGACCATCAAAAGTAAATTCTTTTCTACCTTCTTTTTTTGCCTCTGCTTTGTCTTTTTTAAATCTAACTTTTATTAATTCTCTTTGCTTTAGTCTCATTACACTTAATCTTCCCTCGTCAAAGCCCATGCCTTTCCACCAAGCGTTTTCTAATTTAATGGTGTAATATTCCTTTACTAATCTTCTTAATAATTCCATGTCAAAAAATGGATTATCAACATCTACTATAGCATCGGCAATTTTAAACTTATCTATCTCAGATATCATATCTTTCCAATCTCTTACATCTCCTTCTCCTAACGCTAAATTTAATTCGTCAAACCTATCTAATTCAAGCGAACCATAACTAAGATTTTGTATATTAGGATGTTCTAACAAATGTCTTATAAACGTACTACCGTCTTCTAAAATAGCATCGTCATGCGCAAAAGCTAATACTAATTCATTTTGCTCGTCAGTAGCTTCGCCATCAAAATACCCAAACAATTGATCTATTTTGTAGTTTATAGATCCTAGATTTATTTTAACTGCAGATTTATTTTTTCTAGCTTCAACAGCATCTCTATTTGTTTTTCTTAAAAAGTTTAAATATTCTAATACTTTTACTTTATTAATAAGAAACATATCTTTATTTGCTTCCACAACAGGTATTAAAGCAACTCTATCATAAAAATCATAAACTACAGCATATTGAGTACCCTCGAGAACTAAATTACCGTAATAATCTCTTTGGTTTCTCGCTATATCTTGTTTAGTAGCAAAAGTAACTTTTAAATCAGGGTTGTCACAAAATATTTGAGTGGCAAAACTTATCTGTTGCTTAGAGACACCTTTAGATAAATGACTTCCTGGCAACAAATGATCTTCATAAAATAATTGTCTTTCTTTTATCATTAGCTGGTTAAGTCGATCTAAAGCTGCTAATTTTACCATTATCTCTTTTTCTAATGTTTTATCATTATTGTTTATTGCTTCCCATATTTCACCATGCCACATTTTAATTTGTTTCGTGTTAGCAACGGTAAACGCATGTGGTAAAACTGAGTCTTTACCTTCTACTTCAAAAAGTCTTCTCAAGTTCTTTCGCAGCATTAAATCTTTTGCTTTTCTTCTACGCATAGAATCTGGTTCAGAAGCTTTATACATAAATTGTAATTCTTCCCAGTTTTTACGTCTTTGATTTTCTGATAGTATATCCATACCGGCATCCATAGCGCTTTCCATTCGTTGGGCCTGCTCTTGGAGATCTCTTTGTTTTAAAGGTGATGGTATTACTTTTTTCATGATAATTTATTTTTAATTGTTTAAAAGATACTGAACATAGATCTTATACCTTCATCTCTTTGAGCTCTAGAGGCAGCCTCCATAGCATCTGCCTTGTCTTCGTCTGATCTAGCTCTATCCATTTCTAAGTTAGCTTGACCCAACATAGTTTCTGCTCTTTGCATTTCTCTAGCTTGTACACCTTCTTCACCTCGTGCTTCTGCCATTTGTATATCCATTTGTGCCCCGGCTGTTGCCATTTGCATATCACTAGCCGCTTTGAGTTCGGCAGCCTGCATAGCGCCTTCAGCATCCATAATAGTTTTTTGAATATCCATGTCGGCTTGATTAGTTTGAGTATCAAGTCTACTTTGTTCAGCCGCTGTTTTTATTGATATATCTTGACTTGCTTCCGCTGCTAATTTGGCATTTGCAGCTTCTTGAGAACCAATAGTTGCTGATGCTCTTTGTGCTTGTAACGCGCCTTGATTAGCCATAGATTGTGCTAACGCTGCGATACCAGAACCACCTGCCGCAGAAGACATTTGAGACATAATATTAGCTTGCATTTGTTGGTTTTGTTGTGCTTCAAATTCTGCTTGTTGTTGATTTACAGTAAGATCTTCAAAAGCATTTTCCATATCTTCAAAAGCATTTTTTTGTTGCGCAAATTTATTTTCCATATCTGCGTAAACATTCTCTTGATCTTCATAAACATTATCTAACCCCTCGTAAGCGTTTTGTATATCCTCAAAAGGATTGCTTATATCTATTTCTTGTACATCTTCTAAAGCTTGTGTAATCGCAGTTTGAGCTGCTGTATTTGCGTCTCTAGCGTTTGTTTGCCTTTCTTTAGCATCGTTTAATGATCTTTGACCACTTATAACATTCATTACAGCCCCAGGTCCCATAATTTTAAGAGGAGAAGGTTTTAATAATTTATTACCATTTTTGTCTAACATATTTATATCTTTATTGTTCATTTTATTATCACACTTTCTGGTTATTATTTACTACTTTCTACATAATCTACAGCTGTAGCAAATATTTCAGACGGTAAAGAGGAATCATTTACAAATGTTGTTTTTGCATAATATCCAACAATACCAGACGTGTTCGCTCTATTGTCTTTACTAAAAAATATATAATCCACGTTACCCGTTGGTCCAGCACTTGTGTATCCATTGTCATCATAAAAAACCTCGTTTGTATTATGATTTACTTGTGTAACTACTCCAAACGGTGTAGGTTTTGAATTTTGATATTCTGAAACTGTTCCTGGATGATTTCTACCACCTTGTCCGCTTACTGGTGTTGTCTTATATAATATATCCCCAGGTTGTATTGATACGTTTATCTGGTGACTAAAATTTATCATTTGTATTGCCATGTTATTTATTTTTAAGGATAACTTACACTTAGGAAGTTAAGTAAATTTAATGGTATTGTTATATCATCTGTACCAAATTCAACACCATAAACATTACCACGAAGGGATATTTGATCATAAGTAGCAACTGCCACGCTATCTAACTCATATTCAACAGCGGTTCCTAATCCTTCTGCTGTTAACTTTATATTATATATATTACCTTTGTTATCTGAAATGTTGTAATCCATTACAACAGCATTACCACTAGCGTCAAGTAATCTGTAAAACTCATCATCTGTATCTGTTCCCCAAGCCGCGTACGTACCACCATAGGTAAATCTTGGTTGTCTAGCAATATATACTCTTTTAGATGAACTTGTAGCTGACACAAGTAAATCTATAGTAGGAATGTCATTGTTATCTATAGTTGTACCTGAAACACCAGGTCCAACAATTAAGTTTGTGCTAGCTGCCACATCTTCATTTGCTTGAGTTACGGTCATTCCAGTACCAGCAAAAGTAAATGTTAACGTAGGAGATTTAATTTGTTTAGATACCGTTGATGTAGGAACTGTATTTCCAAATTTATCTACTTCTCCAATATCAATATACGGATTTAATACGTTAACATCTGATATAATTCTAGCAACAACATCGTTACTTGTAGAAGCTGTTGATATAGGTTTTGGTATTGATACCTTATATATACCATAACTTTTACCATTTTTAGCACCTGGAATAACACCTTCTATAAAACTACCACCAACATCGAACACACCTGTTTCAGCATTTAGTATTTTTTTACTAGAATCTTGTATTAGTAATTTAAATTTTGATCCTGGAACACCTTTAACAGTAGCTATTTGATTACCCCCATAGGAACTTACATTACTAGTTTCATAAGAATATATTGCTTCTTTTTTCTTTACACCTGTGGGAGTACATGAACCATCATCATTATGTATTTCGGTATAATCATCACGAATAATAGCACATGCTTTTAGTTTTAAATCTATAATATCACTATTAGATATTACATTTTCTTTGGGAAAAGTATAGTTAAATACAATTGCTTTTTTTGCAATAGAATTTTTAGCATATTTAACACTATCATCACTTTTACCTAATTGTGTTTTAATTTTATAATTTTTTCTATTTTTACTATTAATAACATAATCAGCTTCACATAAATAATTACCATCTAAAGCTACAATGTCAACCTTTAATAAATCTTGATTTGTAGAAGATTTAGACGCCATAACATATGTAATTGATTTTTTATCATCACAAACAACTCTGCTGAATTCTCTTAATTCATTAGCAGGTGTAACACTAGTTAATAAACCATCTTGATTTGGAATATTGATAGTTAATTTTAAAATATTAGCTGAAACTTTACCCGAACCACTAACAGGAATATCTATATTGATAAAATCTTTAGGCATAACAAAGTTATCTTTTAACTTAACAACAGCGACAACTCTATTATCTTCATTTATTTTATTAGTAGTATTTTCATATGTAACAGATTCAACTTCTTTTGGTAAATAACCAGACGTAAAATCATCAGCATTTAATATATAACCTTTTTTAGGTATAATATTCAACCTTGTGATAGCGTCTAAATCTCCTTTAGCTACACTACCACCAGGTTTTTCTTTCGACACATTGTATTCAACGGTGAAATTTTTATTAAAAGCGCTTGATCTAATTACTTTGTTTGCCATGTTTTAATTTTAATTTATCTAGTTTGGTACAGTAATTTGTGAATATGGATAACCATCGTGATTATTAGTAAAACCTTGAATTCCACTTGATCCATGTATACATTCCCAAGTAACATTTAAACCACTTATTGTTGTTCCACATTCAACATCAACACTAAAACTACAAGTATCATTATTACATATTGAACTAGCAACACTTTGGGGACCACGATAAGAGGCGTATTGATAGTTTCCAAGGTGTATTTCGTACATTAATTGCATTTCTCCGAAACACACACCTGATTCAGGCCCGTAATGCTGACCATCACCAGGTCTTGTGCCAGTTTGAGAAACTCTAATAGGAGGCATATTATGGTTAACTGCTTGGTAACCATTTCTCGGCCACGTAACAGTCATTGTTCTGTGATCCCCACTAGACGCAACACCAGCCATACCATTCCCGTTTGTTGTTGTAAATTTAGGTCCAAATGTAACGCCTTGATTTGGTATAACTATACCATATACACTTCCACCGCCATTTGGACCAGAAAACGTTGAAGGCTGAGGACAATCTGTACAAAAACCTGGACTTCCATGGGTAACAGTTGGAGTGCACCCACTAGAACATTCTCCATTTGGAGGACAATCATCATAACATTCATGTATACTTGCATATATCCCACTACCATCTCCCGGATCTACACAAGCATCAAAATGCGTATAACCACCTAGACAATTGTATGATACCTCTGAAAGTGGAGGAGGTGGAGGTGGTTGAGGATTAAGACAATCGGCGAGTCCATTGTTATCACACTCATGCCATGTGTTAAATGAACCACCTGTACCATTTATTAACGTACACACACCTTCAAAACACTCAAATGAGTCCGCACAGTGCACGGTAACTACTTCACAAACCTCGCATCCATTAGCGTCAGTTAAGTGAATTTTATAATTACCTTCTGGAACACCGCCTGTTAAACTACTAGGGTTGTTAAAATAAGAAGTACTAGCATATCGAGTTGTCCATGGTGCTTGATTTGGCCCATCAACAATAACTCCAGTGTCCGCGTTTGTTATAGTATAAGTATAACTTATACCACTCCCTATATTGTATTGAGGAAGACCCGCAATTTGCGAACCAGTACCATGTGTCCAAGGCGTAAAATATATAATCCCATTACTTTCCCCACATGTCGCGGGTGTTGTTGTTCTAAAATCAATTCTAGGTGGATCAAAACCTGCACAAGCTGGAACTGGATCACAATCCGGAGGTCTACAACTAGTTTGGCAATCAGCTAAAGTACTATACGCTCCGCTTCCATCACCAGGATCAGTACAAGTCCAGATCAAATTATTACCAAATTGTTGAGGAAGAAAATGTGTATACATCCAACCACAATCATATGATTCAGAAATAGGAGGTATACAATTAGTTTGACAAGTAGCTAAATCCGCGTACGTTCCACTACCATCTCCTGGATCTATACAATTACCATTAACACACTCCCAAGATTCTGGTACATTACAATTTTGTTGACAAGCAGCTAAACCACCGTTTCCAGCGTGATAATCACCACTACCATCACCAGGGTCAATACAACTACCAACATCTGAGTGACAATTCCAAGTTACAGGCGTACAATTTGTTTGACAAGCGGCTAATCCACCATTGTTTTGATTGTACTGTCCATTACCTGTTCCTGGATCTACACATGCGCCATTAATACAATCCCATGATGCCAAAGGAGCTGTTGTATCTGTAGCATATCCAAGACCCTGAACTGAAAACTCTGCAGTATCTATACTATCATGTATACCAGCATCTTCAAATCCACGTATATAATTATACCATTTACTACATTCTTTTCCTATAAATTCTGGTATATAACCATCTTGACAATCTGTAGTTATTTCTTCAACTTTCCAACCATTTTTATCCCAATTGTTATAATTAACAATCGCAGAATTAACTAAGTTATTATTGTTATCATAAAGATCATTAGTATCATTTAAATCCCGTGTTATCTCAGCTTGTGAACCTTCGTAATTTATTGTTTTAAATCTTTTTACATTACCTTGTTTTCCATTGTATACAGTAGTAATAGTTGATAAGCTTTGTATACCATAAAAATTATTTCTAGGATACTGAATAGTAACTTCAGTTCCACTATTAATAGCAACATCTTCAGAAACCTCAATATTACTAATTTCTTTTTTACTAGGAGTTGATGCATGAATAAAACCAGGTCCAGTAGCTAGATCAATAGCGGTGACCGTTGTACCGTGTCTAATACCATCACCAATAACATTAGCTCCTATTACAACTTCTTTTGAGTTAATATCATTAACCTTTGATCCAAGTTGACTAGTAATAGATACTATTTTAGTATCAATATTTCTATGGTGCTCCCACATCTCACCAATAGTACCATGACCAGGTATACTATAATAATCGTTATTAGGTACCGTATAATAACTATTGTTATGACTAAACCCGTCTTGTTGAATAAAACTTTTAAAACTAACCCAACCTTTAGTGCTTTCGGAATAACTTAACGTATAAGTTTTATTTTCTGGATTATGAGATTTTTCAGTTGTTTGTATGGTTAAATTATATTGATCTTTTACTTCGTCATAACTACCTATTATACTTTTACCATCTTCTTTTTTTGCACCATATAAATAATCTTTAAACCAATCTTTCATACCGTAATTAGATATATTGGTTATACCATCTCTCGATAATCTTAATACAGAACCTTTAGTTTGATCTGTAAAGTACAATCTATATGATTCAGCGGCAAATGATTCTGGATGTTTACCTATTCCATATTCACCAACAAAAGGTATTGTTTGACCTAAAACATTAGCACTAGCGGTAACATTTGTATTTCCATCAGCGTTAAATAAAGCATCTTTTTTAGCAAGTATTTTGAATACTTTATTTTCACAAAACGTAACTAAATCTGTATCTCTAGCATATAATTTTTGAATACTACCATTTTCTGGATTTATATCTTTAGTTATAGGCTCCGCTTGTATAAATTGATTTGTTTCATTTATTCCGCTTGTAGAGTTGTATATTCCAGAAAATATTAATCCTGATTTTTTTCTTTCTTCTTCATAAGCTTCAGCTAAAGGAGCAGAAGCTTTAACACCTTTGTCTATAGTAACGGCGTTATAATCATCTCTTATTCTATTTGACTCCACACCATTACCAAATGAATAACAATTAAAGTAACTTAACGTACGTCTTTCATTATGCGTTATTGGTTCTATTTCTATTAAAGTTGGAGAATAAACGGCTAAAATGTTAGCTTTAATTGTAAGTTCATCTTGTTGGGCACCATACCATCTTCCTTGTCCATTAAATTTAAAAGTTAATTGACTACCAATAGGTGGATTTGTTGGTGTACCAGCTGGAACTGTACCTTCATAAATATGTGAATTTAACCATATTAAATTATCTTGAATACCATCTACTATACCACTTAGTGTGTTACCACTAGCATCTGAAGCACCAATTGTACATGTTGATAGAACTGGTATGTATTCTTCATCTCTATAATGGTAATCAACCCAACCATCATCATTTGGTAAAAGAAGTTCTTCATTACGATGTCTTTTTAGTGATATAGGATATGATGGACTTGCCGCATAATATATATCTAAACCTACATCTTCCATTGGTTCTGTTTCAAAAATAGCAGGATTAGTACTCATAGGCTTATCTGTTTCATCACCTTCGTAGACACCAACTATTTCTATAGTAGTTTGGTTTAAACCTCTTTCATGCAATCCAATGTGTTGGCCGGTCGCTTGACTTGCTGCGTCATTAGACTGTTCATAATCTTTGTAAGTCGCAACATTGGTACCAACGTATGCTGGTACAGTATCTGCATTCCAATAACTACTTAAATTATACATACGGAATCTACGACCAAAAGATGTTGGTGTAGCACCTTTAGCATAACCACCTGTAAAATCAGTAAAGTCCATACCACCTGGTACACCCGAAGGTTGAGATCCACTTCCTTTAGCTAAGTGAGGGAAAATACCTCCCATATCAACATCATACACTTTTCTACCACCTAGTATATTAGCTTTACCATTTTCATCAACGTGTCTCGTTATTGGATGGAATCCATTTGGCCCCATACCTATTTTTCTATCTAATTTTACGGTATATCTTATTCTTTTATTTAAAAAGTGACTACCATATGCCCAACTTTTAGGCCAAGATAAATTACTAGGATCATTGTAAAAATCAGATAAAAACGATGTTTTACCAGCTAATGATTGTGTACCATTAACACCTTCCGCGTTAAGACCTCCCAAAGGTGGGTTTACACCAGCAGTTGCTCCGGCGCCCATATCTGGAACAGGAGAACCACAACCTAGTGAAGGTTGCCATGATGGATCAATAGGATATCTTCCAATTGGTGCTTCGTAATTATAAACTTCTTGTGGTGGAGAGCATGCTGTTATAGTATATACTATTTGATCTGGATCTTGTTTAAATCTAAATTTAGTACCAGGTGTTTTAAGATATTGTGCAAATTCTAATTCTCCTTGATATTTATCTAATTCAGCTTCCCATTCCCCGTCTATTGGTCTATTAGTTGTCCCTTGTGTATCTCCTATACCAAAATACGATATATCCATATACGAAACATGTTCACCATCCCAAATACCATTACCTGAGTAACCACTAGCCGCGCCAACTTTATCTATAAACCATCTATCCCAATCTTTTGATGCTGCCCATCTAATATCAGGATTATCTGCATCTATAGCACTTTGTCTTAATAAATCATATCCTTCGTAAAGTGCAGTCCAATCTTCAGATAATTTTTTTATAGTATTTGCGTCGTAAATCCATTTACCATAACTATTACCAAATTCATCTTCACCTTTACCTTGCCCTACATCATTACCAGTAGGTGAGTAATAAGGAGATCTAACATCTGTAGCTGGATATGTATCTATATTTGTTCTTTGAGAATTACATAATATACCAAACCCCATATTATCACCCCATATAGCGGGTTTATTAAAAGGATTTATACCCGCCCAAGTTGTGGTGGCTACCGAATCTAAAGTTGTTGATGGAACAACATTAGGTGGAGTACCAGTACAATTATTAAACTCTCTACCAACACTAGCCATAGCGCCAATACCAGTATGTGCATAACCAAAGTTTGTATGATCTGCTGGTGTATTTGGACTACCAGGTTGCGGTATATGTGTATTTTCTACTAAAGCCACGAAATCAGTTCCTGGTGGCGACCAAAAACTAGGTATAAACGAAGGCCAATCATTAGATTGTCTACCTAACATTGTCCCCCAAATAGGATTACAATCTGGAGTTTGTGTTGGTCTACAATCAAATATAAACCAATCATATAAATTACTTAAAAACGTAGTACCACCATGAACATTTGGAGGTGATGGCACAATTGTAGCAGAGCCTGTTGGTGCTGCTCCAGAATAACATCCAGGACCAAAAGGCCAAGGCCAGTCAGCGGAGCTAAATGGTTGTATTCCTGAGTTACCATCTATATTCCACGCTCCATAACCAGTCCAATAAGTAATTCCAGTTGGTGGGGTAGGTGACCATTGATTTAAGTAAGTATACGCTTGGAATCCAGCAGGTAAATCTGGTGGGAAAGTAATAGATGATTGATTTGGTTTTTGCCAACCAGCTTCCCCAGCGTATTGATGCAAACTACTCATTATTTGAGGGTTTTCTACTCTACACGCGTTATAATCTGGTTGATGCCCCAAAGGATTTTGATAACCAGAACCTTGACCACCTAATGTGCTCATATCATAACCACCGTCAACAGGGCCATGAGGAATATAATTTGTAAATTGTTGAGGACCCGTGGTTCCTATTACTTGTTGTCCAAATGCGTTATAGTGTATAGGTGTAGAACGTTGGTTAGGATAAACATCTGCATCTACCATTGGTGACATTCTAGACCAATCTTGTACACCCGGGTGAGCAGCGCTAATATATTTTATATCCCTACTCATTAATACTTGATAATCAGCAGATGCAGCTGTCTTTGCAGCTATTATATTGTTTTCAATAATACCATCTCTATGTATTTTAACGAAAAATCTACCATCAAACTGTGCTTTATCTCTTACTATAGTTGTTTTAGCTTCTACTGATAACCCTCTTGATAATTCTAAGTTATCAGTTGGAGTACAAAATCCTAAATCACTACCCATAACTTTTTCAAGCACTATACTAACTAAAGATGTGTCCACACCTGCCTCTTCTTCTACAGTGGTAATTGTTCCACCAGTAGAAGGATCTGGTACTTCAATTTCTTGTAGTTGTGGCGAAGCACCAATACGAGCAAAGTGAGCTACATCATACCATTTTGATTTATTTGATAAAAGATTAGCTGTACTACTATAACTAGAAGAAAAACCAGGGGCTTGTACTACCCTAACTTGAACTGCTCTTTCAGAATCTAATTCAGCAAAAACTGATTGATCCCAGTATTCGGCATATATATCTAGATTTCTACGTTCTGGTAATGGTAATCCCGTTGAATAAAACATACCCGAAGCCCAACCGCCAGGTTTACCACCTGTTCCCCAACCAGGAGGAGGTAACATAACTGGTAAACTACCCCAAAATTGCTCTTCTTTCTTTATAAAAGGAGGGGCATCGTTTTTTATAGATAAAACTTTATAAGTAGTTTCATCAATAACTGCTTTATCATTATCATGTTGCTTTTTTAGTATTAAATGGGTTTCATCTGTTATTTTATTTCTTTCCGAAGAAGGAAATGACAACCATATACCACCATCTTCGGCGTCATACCATCTATCTAATGCTAAATTATAATATTCGTTTGAAGTTTCTTTTATATAAAAAGTATAAGATTCAGCCCACTCAGGATAATCTGTATTTAAAGATACATTTATCTTATTAAATTTTACAGCTTCTGATTTAGAAATTTTAAAGGTACCTGATTCCGAAGTTAAAACAGGTGTTTCTCTACCATATCTATCTCTATATACAACGCCCAACTGATAATTTCTCATTGATTTTAGAGATTTAGCTGGTAATCCAGACGTCGTAGATTGTCCTGATGCTAAACTAGTAGGATCGAAAGAATCTATATCAACACTAAATATTGGCTTTATAGGTAAATCACTATTATCTAAAACATTATAATTTTGTACATAATTAGCATAAATCAATCTATTAGCTGTTATTTCTTGTGCTTGAGCTACTCTAGGTACATTATCCCATGGTCTTAATAATTGATTAGAAGGAAGTACGGCATGTATTAAATCTGTAGTAATTGTATATACACCTTTGTTTTCTGTTTGCGAATTACCTACTGTATGCCAAGGGTTTGTTGTTAATGGAGCTATGGCTGGATCAATTGGTTTAAGACTATCAACAGTATAAATATTTGGAGAATTAGATTCTTTATATAAAATATCTATTTGAACAACATCTTTAGGTATATTTTTAGGTACCCATTCTGTAACTTTTAATGATCTAACATTATTTGACATACCTAAATTATAACCTTTTTTAGGTAAATAATCAAATTCACCAGGTATAAAAGCTACTTCTGACCAAGGACTAAAAACAGAATATTCTCCATCTTCAAATTTATATCTATAACCAAATTTAGGAAACTTTTTCTCAAACATTGGTGGTTTTTGAACAAGTTTTACATCAAAAAAGCTACTGGCATCAATAATAACAGGTGTGTTAGCTGATATCGATGTGATTCTAACTTGTAAAACACCTGTTGGAAACCCGTTTAACGTAGGGTTCGCTGTTGTTGGTGTCATATGGGGATTAGTTATAATAACATTAATATAACATGTTTGTGTATTACCGTAAACATTTAAAAATGTACCAGTTATTTCTAACTTATCATTAATTTGCCAATCCTCACCACTTTGACTTGGTATTATAGGTATAAGTATTTCATCTCCAACACTAGACAATTCCTTAAACTCATTACAAAAAATACTGTAATGTGTCATACCAACAGTGTCTCCCGTAAGAGGATCTTGCATAGGTGTTGATAAGTCTGGTCTTGAAGCACCAAGTACATTTGTACCACTAGGATAAAAAGGATTGAAATTAGGATCGCTAGGATCAGTAGGAAAAGGAGTTGTGTTTGTTGGTGGGTCTAAAAACTCATCGTATGTAACACCGGAAAAATTACCACGTATATCTATTACACCATCGTTGTTAACGTCTGGTTGAATATAACTAAACATTTCTAATTTAGGAGGAGTTGTAGGACCTTTTCGTATAACAGAAATATGTTTTTCTTGTACATATAATGGTCTACAAATACAATAATTACTATTATAATATCCAGACATTCCAGTGTGACAAGGATTTATTGTAGGATCATATCTGTCATCAAGACCTCTGTTGACACCAGTATATTCGGTTAATACTGCATCATCGAAAACAAAATTTATACTTGGATCAACTTGTACCCATTGCTGTAACCCATCATCAATTAAGGTAGTTGTAGTTTGGTTAAAACTACCACCAACAGAACTTAAAGTTTGAGTATATATTTGTGTGGTAATTCCAGTACCTGTTGGTCCTTGTGGTGCTAATGGAGGCGGCGCAGCTGCCATGTAACTTATAGATGGCGTATTTTCAGCATCATTTAACAATTCAACAAACGAAGATAAAGATTCATCTCCATAATCTATTGATGAAACACGTTGGGTTGTACAACCTTGACTTCCATACTGTGTAGTGATTGAAGATGTTGGTGTGAGTGTATTTGTATTAACAATATCATTAGTATATTGTGTTGAAGTTGAATCATTACAACTTCCATCGTTAATAGTAGCTGCTGGATTATAATTTTTTGATAAAGGATCTGTACAACCCATTATACTACTTAATCGCTTTTTTCCTCCTGAATTACAAAGATCCCACTCGTTCTTCATACAGTCAACAGGATTTTTATCATCAACAATTAATAAAGTGTGTTGATCAAAATCCGACCAAGTTCGATGATCTATATTTGGAGTGTAATACTCTCTATCATTGTTATAACCATTATTTTGAAAATTAGCACTTAAAGAACCAGCTTTACATCTTTCTATATTTATTTTTTTTGGTTCAGAAAAATTATCCGTCCAAAATAACATTCCATCAATAACGTTTACACCTGTTATATGTCTGTCTTTACTAAAATTAAGTACTCTATCAGATACTAATTTAAATGGAATACCCTGACCATATGACATTGTATATAAATCAGGAATCCATTTGTCTATTGTTATCTCCACCATACCTATATCAGTCTGGGGTGAACCTGATGGTTCTAATACACGTTTAACATTAACTACATTAACGTCATCATCTAGTGTTATCCCAGGAGAACTATTACCTGGAATAGTAACTCGACTATCGTCGGTTAATAATTGCATACCCCATCTCATTTGATATGAGTTATAAGATGCGTAAAAAATAGTTTGTTTATAACAAGCTTCATCTAGGTCACGATCCGCGTAAGGATCAGGATGTATAAGTTGACCACCTAACATTGGTGGACCTTTGTGAGCTAAACTATGTACCTCGTATATATCTATTAAAACAGCTCTTTCGTGCTCATGCGCATAACCATCTCTATTTTCATCAGTTAATCTTGGGTCATATTCAATAATACGATCCATTTTAAACGGATGTTGATCAAGAGGATCACCTACTCCAAATCCAAGCGCGGGGTTTTGATTTCTATAAGTATGTGAATCTTCGCATTCTAAACATCCAGGAACTTCTGTATGGATAAATCTATATATCTTATTATTTTCTACATCTATAGCGTGTGCAATATGTTCATTGTTACCAGCATAACGTCCTTCTTCTTGATAATTATCTTTGTCAAGAGTCATTGCTCTACCTAATCCACTAGCTGCCCAAGTTGTACGTCTATTACCTAATATATTTTGAGCAGCGCCTACATCAGAATCTTCCGAAGTAGAAACTTCAATATTCAAAGCGTCTCTATATTCGCCTCTAGGAACGATTCTCTCGTCCATATCTTTGTTCATTTTCCCACCTGTAAAGGTGTTTTTCAACTCTGGCATATTCTAGTGTTTAATCCATTTAGATTTACCTCTCATTATCTGAGAGATTTCTTCAATTTTAATGTTTGATATTCTTATTTTTGCCTTCCTAGTTTCAGCAAATTTTTCTTTTTTATATCTTTGAACAATATTTTCAGGTACATCAGCTCTTGCAGATAAACATCCATAAGCTATCCACTTGTACATTGCTTCTTCTGCTAACTTAGGTACTATAGCTTCTCCATCGGTACCATGACCATCACTTAAGTAATGTAATATTATTGTTTTACCAGATAAATTAGAACCAAAGTGTATATTACCACGCATACAATCTATATACCAAGAACCATTAGTTTGTGCGTGTTCTGGTTCTATACCATATCTTTCTCCAGTGTTTAAAAAGAAAGCACTATTGTCAACAGACGGATCTGAACCACCAGCTGTTCCTATTGAATTACCACCACCACCAGCGGAATAAGAAGTCCAAGTAGAACTTTCTGATTCACAATCCGTAGGTGTAACAATACCTGTAGATCCTAGATCTGGCCATTGTCCGGTTGATATCCAATTTTGATAATCAGGACTATCCCACACGTGAGGCATTTGCATAAAATGATATGGTACTGGGGTACCACCAGCGTCTGTTTGACGTGTATATGCACCACTTGCAAATTGTCCAGCTGCCATTTGTGTAACCCATACCTCATCATATACAAGAAAACCAACAGCACCTATTACATTTCCTCCTTTCCATGTACCACAATTAGGTGTTATACCTTCTCTCTGCAAACAATCACAAAATAGATTTACTTGCTGTAAATAATTCTGCATTCTTGTTTGAAATTCAGCAAATGATACTTGGGGATAAACATTGTTAGTAAGTCCAGGCGTTGAAAGATGACTTGGTACAACCCAAGCACTACGATTTGGGTTTCCCGGGAAGAGCGTTGGATCATCCTGATATGGTATTTTAAAAGGAACACCAGTACCTAATTTAGCAGCATCGTTTATTATTGTTGCATCACAAAGTATAGTACCGCTAAGATCAGTACACGTTTCTTCGGTAGAAAGTCCCCCACTCCCATCGCTATCAAACTCATAACCACAATCATCGTCTTGACTTACGGCAAATGGATGACTAGTGTGCCTCGTTGGGTATATTATATGTTCTATACCGTTATCATCAACAGTAGTTAATTTTACATAATTAACATAGTCGTGAGGTAGCGGCATTTTAAGAGATGGACATACTTGTATTTCCTGTGATTTGCAAGATCTTAAAGTGTCATAATGTAATTCTTGTAATGCTCTATGCGCATGGAAATTTACATCACTTTTTAAAGTACTAGCTAATATTTTACCCTCTCCAACATAAGTAGCCATGAAGTTTTCTACTATTTCCTCTAAATTTACAAATTGATATTCACCAAATTGAATTGGTGTATTGTAATAAGTTTGTGGGGTTGTAGCTCCTCCACCACCGGGTACTGGTACTATAGGCATAATTATTTATTTTCTTGTTGTATATTTTGTGATTCTTCTCGTCCAGCTGCTTGATATAAACTTTCGTCTTCAGTAGATATACCAGCTAATTCTAATATTTTAATAACTAAGTCAGCTTGCTCTTCATCTGGTAAATCAAAATTTCTACTTGTAGTAGCATCATATGTTGTCTTTTCATTAACTATTATATAATTCCAATAAACTAATCCAGGTTTACCAGTAACATTCTCACATGTTACACCTGTTGTTACTTGGGCACCACTTGACCAAACTTGTATTCTTTTAAACCCATCTTCAAAGTAAACAGCTTCATCAAGTCCCGCGTTATGCCATCTAGATCCTATAATATTTTGTATTTGATCCGCACTTACTAAACGCAATGTTTTTCTCAAACCACCAATGGTAACAAATATTTTACCAGTTCTACCGGTTGGTAAACTTACACCACCACCAACAGAAGCTGTATTTGTATATGTAACACCACCTGTATTTTGTATTTTTTCTTTTATTAGAGATACCATGTCAGCAACTTCATGCTCTTCTGACTTTCGTTCTCTCATAGCATTTAAATCGTAGAAGTATTGTTCAAAAATATCCATTTGAGCTTGATTAGCAAATAAATTAAACTCTTGAGGTGTTATATAACCACGTTGTTCTTTGTTAGCTAAAGCTTGTACTGTTTGATATACTGTATCTACGTTTACTGGCATTTTGTTTTATTTTTTATATGGAAAAGCTTTATTTAAAGCTTGTTGTCTTTTTTTACAACCACAATCTTTTTTACCCATAGCTCTAGCCCCCATTTGTGCTAAACTATTAATACCTGTGTGTTGTGTAAATTTTGCTATTGAATCTCCCAAACCTCTTGATTTATTATTGTTATTATTACTCATATAATTTAATTTTAAATAAATGGTCGCCCCGAAGGGCAACCATATTATTATTGTTATTATTCATTTAATCTTTTTTCTATATTAGAATAAATCTCCATACCTTCATCGGTTTTAAACCAATGTGCTAATGCTGTATATGGATGCTCATCAAATGGTATAACCATTAACTTTCTACCGTTACTACCCCATAAAAAGTTTCTTCGATCAGAAGATAGTCTTAATATACCAGCTTCTACAGCTCTAATACCAAAATTTCTTAACATTACATTTTCATCATCCGCTAATTCTAAGAACAGTTTAGGATTATTACGAGCAAATACTAGTAAATCACGTCTAAGTTCTTTAGAACTCAACTTAGATACCTCAGAACCTTTTTCTACACGCATAATAGCTTCCGCCATATCTATATCTATACTTCTAGCCGCCGTTAATGCGTCTACTTGCATTTCTAATATATCTATTTCATCGGCTGCTATTGCTGCTGGTTTATATTCTTTGTATACGGTATCTCTATCTGGGTGATATAAACTTAGTAATTTTTGTAAAGTTGTTTTTTCCTTTTCTACATATAGATTACCAGATCTAAATATAATATGTTCTAATCTTTGATCACCATTCATTTCATCAACAAATGGTGTTTTTTGATTTTGACAATATTTGAGCTCTCTTTCATAACCTTTTTCTTCATCAAACCAATATATGTTCGCAGATTTAATCATTCTAGACAAAGGTTTTTTACCACCGTTTAAAATATACAACCTATCTTTTATTTCCCATTCATTAGATGGTTTTTTTCTTTCTCTTACTTTTGGTTGTTCTACAACCGATGGAGTTTCTAATACTACTTTTTCTGTATGCTCATCTCCAGGATCTGCCTGTGGTGAGACTTTTGTTTCTTGTTTTTTTGCCATAATATAATATATAATAAAATTAATAAAAAGAAAGGGTCGAGGCCGAAGCCTCGATCCTTAATATAATAAATGCTTACTTCATTAACATAAAGTTGTTAGCACCTTGAGTAATTAAACATCTTTCAGAAAGCATGTGAATCTGCATCGCGTCAAGCGCTGACGTAGCAGCACCAACCGAACCAGTAACCCATGTTTTCATTCGTCTGTCATCAGTTTGAGAAGCTCTGTAACGAACATGTAAAAATGGACGTTTTAAGTTTTTCCCTAACATTTGGTCATAAACAGTAGATGTACCAGCTGGGACTATTACCCCTCTAATAGCAGCACTACCTGCTCGATCGTTGATACCACCTCTTGTAGCTTTATCGTTTAAGTATCTCATATCTGATTTGTAGAAGTCATAAGAACCTCTTCGGAATCCAGAGAAACCTAAATTTAACGCCATATCTTCAGAGTTGTTGAATACTCCATAAGAAGTACCACCAGCACCGTAAGAATTCATTGAAGCCAACATGTCGTCCATCGCTAACGAAGTAGCTCTGTTTACAAACATCATGTTTTCTTCAATAGCACCTTGTTTATCAAACTCAGCTAAGATAGCATCAAACTCTGCTAGATCAGTAGCAGGATTAACACCAGTAACACCAGAAGTTAAATTACCTCTATCTTCGATAGCTGCAAATAAACCTTCAGTACCAGCACCATTAGCACCAGCATCAGCAGATCCTCTAGTTTGACCATTTTCACCAAAACCAATAACAGATGCAGCAGCTGTTTTTTCAGCTTCTAACATACTCATTTCTAAGTAATCATTGAAACGTGCTCTTGTATCAGCCTCAGCTTTTAAGTACCACATGTATCCAGCAGCACCACCTTCAGAAGCTACTTCAACCCAACCGATTCTAGCTGTATCAGAACCTGATACTTCGTAGTAATCTTTTAAAATGATTGGTTTGTTAGAGAAACTTTTGAACGTAGGCTCGTTAGCACCTCTTGATTCAGTTTTGTACGTACCAGTTTCGTCTGAATAAGACATTCCTTTACCGTACTCAGAACCAATAACTAATACAGTTGCTGTACCATCAGATAAAGTTGATAAAGCAGCGGTAGCATAAGGCTCAACTGAAACAACGTTTGAATCTGGAGTTTCAACAGCTAATGCTTTAACTACAACACCAGACTGTGCTATTAATAACATATCATTAACTCTAATACCGTGAGCTCTACTTGTTGTACTACCAACTGTTGTATCACCATCAATATCAGAAGTAATTGCTAATGTACCGTTTGTATCACCATCAGCATCTACCGTACAAACGTACGATAAGTGTAATCTTGATTGTTCAGACCAAACAACTTGGTCACCCATCATAGATTCTTCAGCTCCAACTTGTGAAAGGAAACCAGATATAGTCCTAGGACCAAATACCTCAGCTTCTTTCTCCATTAGATCTGGTAAATATTGCTGCGCCCAACCTTCATTAGCTGTAGACGCAAGATCTAAGTAATTTGTAGATAATGTTTGCTTCTGTGAAGCTGGAACACTATTTAAATTACTTCCTGCAGTAATTGCCATAATTTTTTAATTTTAAATTGTTATTTTTTATTTTTAATTTTAAATTTAAAATCACCAGAATCTTCTCCTAACACTCTAACTTTAATCCCGCTTTGATTTGGATTTGTATCCAACTCTTGTCTTGGATCCATATTTATATTTTTAGATTCAGCAATACTTTGTTTTAAAGCATCAGCTCTACCTTGTTCATAAAAATGTTTAGCTATAGTATCAGAATTCATAGCTGAATACAAAGCTTTGTGATAACCCGCCTCGTCTTTTATCTGTCTATTTTCATCAAGAAACTTTCCTATGAAATTATTGATATCGCTTTGGGTCTTTCTAACTCCTTCAACATCATTAATACCTAATCTGTAGTTTTTTTCTCCGACATTATATTCAAAACCTTTGAACTTATCACCAAAAAACTTGTTAGTTTTATTTAAAAATGTTGAATTAGCTTTTTTCTCGTACTCTGCTATTTCTCGTGATTTGTTGTAGAAATTAATAGCATCTTGTTGCTCTTTTGTAAGCTTAGATCCACTTTTAATTTCTGAGTAATATTTGGATTTAGTCTCTTCCAAGTGAGTTTTAGCGTTGGCAACTTGCTCTTTTAACGCTAATTTTTTTCTTCTTATTTCTTTCTCATCATCTATTTCTTCATCGAAAGAAAATTGATCTTCCATAAGGAAGTTAATTTCTTCTGCATTTAAATGGGGTTTTGTATTCTTATAATACTCGTAAAGTAGATCTTGATTATCTAGTTTAGAATAATCTTGATTTAATTTAACGTAATCATTTAAATCGCCACCGGTCTCTTCCATAAAGTTAACTAACTTTTGAATATTTTCAGGTAAAGGTTTTCCAGTTTCCATTGACTCTTTAATAGCTTCTTCAGCTACATTAGCAACTTCTTCTGTCTCTTTATTTTCATTAGTAACCTCTTCTAGTATTGAAGTTTCTTGTGTTTCACCTTCCGGTTGTACTTCTTTTTGTTTTTGTGAGGCATCGGCATTTTCAGACTCCGCAGCCACTCCGCTGTTGTTAGTGTTATCTTCTTTAGTTTCATTTTCTTCTGGTTTTGTTGGTTTGTTTAAATCAACTTTGGTTATAGTTTCTTCTATAATCTCTGCTGGTTTTTTCATTTTTGCTTTAACCTTGGTAACATTTCCTTTTGTTTCGTTGCCATCTGGTTGTTTTTCAACTTTTTCTTTTACTTTTAATGAACCAGTTTCGTTATCCACGATTGGTTCTTCTTTTTTCTTTTTTGCCATAATATAATATAATAATAATTAATAAATTCCCACGTGTTTAAATCAAACCTCCTAAAGTATCATTTTGAGATTCAAAATTTTGAGCAGGTTTTTGGTTTTCTTTTTGATCGATCATTGCCGACTGTTGTGTTGCTTGCATTTTAGTTCTGTCATCTTTACGGTTTTCCGCTAGTATTTGTGTTTCTGTTTTTGTTTTCGCTTCTAATTGTTTTAATTGCATAGCGTATTGAAACTCTAATTGCATTAATCTTTCTTTGATACTAGCTTCTTGATTTAAAACTTTCTGCTTACCAACCGTTTTAGCATCTTCTAATTGTAATTGAGTTTGCACAATAGCTTCTTGCTTTTGAGTTTCAGCTTGTGCCTGTGCTAAAGATGCTTGTGCTTGAGCTTCACCTTGTGCTTTGGTTTGCTCTAGTTTGTTTTGTTGATCTATTTCTCCTTTTCTTTTTCTTCTAAGTTTTAGTAATTGGTTTGAAAGTTTTATATTTTTAATTGATCTTAAATCAATAGCATCCTCTAGTTCTATACTTTCTTGTGATAAAGCAGTTTGAATATTGTTTTCTAACATTTGCTTTTCTTCTTCATCTGGTTCTAATTCTAGGAAAATACCAAAATCATATAAATGTAATTCAGACATCTCTTTAAGAGTAGCTACATTATGAGCCCCAATAGATTCTATAAAAGCATCTTTAGTTGGAGAATATTCTATAATATCTGATATTCTTAAGGATAATTGTTCAGCGACATCAGCGGTTAAAAATAGACCTGCATTTAATATATGTCTAGTTGCTGTATTAGAGTTTGCAGCCGCTAGTTTTTGAACCCCAACCAATGATCTTTCAGCTGGCATAGAACCGTCACTAGCCTCATTTAAACCAGTCACATCTCTTATCATCTGTAGATAATAATTATATGTTTGTATTAATCCTTGCATTTTACCAGCAGCACCAGCACCATTATTAATCTCTTGAATAGGTACTTTACCAGCGTTACCATCTCCATCTTGAGTGTACGATCTACCGACAATACTACCTGTTTGGAAGAACATATTTAAAGCTTCTTGTGGATTGTAATTGGTTCCATTACCTAAATCAACTTCTGCTAAACCATCTACATCTAAAAATACTCCATCTGGAGTCATTCTAGACATTACTTGTTGTATTTTTAAATGAGTTAACTGAATCATATCAGCAAAACCTGTCACACGGTTAACTAAAGAATCAATTCTTCCTTCATACATTCTAGGAGCAACTATACTATAGTTCATTTTAACTTTAGTATAATCACTTTTAGATCTCATCATGTTATCGGCTTTTTGCCATTTAATAAGCTTGTCAGCACCTAATATATAAGCACCTTCGTATAAACACTCTAACGATCTAGCTACCTTTTCGTATCTATCATCTTTTGGTGGATTAAACGAATCATCTTTTCTAATAACTTTATCATAACCAGTGTTTGTTTTCTTCATTTTATAAACCTCATTCATATAGGTTTTATAATTAAAGTATAACACATCTACTTTGTTATTATCTGAATCAGCATTTCTAGCATTATTACCATAATAATTAGCATGTGTACCAGAACTGCTATTAGAGATTTCTTCTAAGTCTTCGTGTTTTAAATAAGGAAATTGTTTTACTAATTCATTTATTGGTATTGATTTAACTTCACCACAATAATATATATCATCAAAAGTAGGTGATTCTGTATAAGAATAAACTAAATTAGCAGGATCAACGTAGTCTATAACAACACCTTCTGAGGTGTTAAATGAAGTTTTAACAGCACCTATACCTAATACAGTTAAATCTCTATAAAATCTTCTTTTAATTAGATCGTATTGATTTCCTCGCATTAACATATCTATAGCTTGTTCTTCTGCTATTTCAATTGATTGTTTATAATCTAACTGCATGTGTAAAGCTAGTTCATCTTCTGAATCTGGAAGAACTTTAATTTCACTTTCCCTCATTGATATGTCAAACTTTAGCTTTGCGAATTCTTCAAATTCTCGAAGTTTCATATCTTTTTGAATATTTTTCATATATTCAGTTCGTCTTACAACACCAAAAGGATCTTGTGAATAAGCTTTTATATCATATAATCTTTCCGCTATACCATTAACTACTATATCTACAAATTTAGATATTATAGGTACAGGTGTCCAGTCTAAATTTAAATAGGACAAATCGCCATTGATTGACAATTCATCCTTATATTTTTGTATAGATTGTTCGCCTCTTGCATACAATCTTAAGTTATGAAATCTAGAAACGTTATAGTTATGTCTACTACTATCACTATGTGATTTTATAAACCACTCATGCTGAATTGCTTTAGCAACTTTTTCCCCATAATCAAAACTCATTTTTTCTAAGTCACTAACAACTTGACTTGGGAAATGTCTATTTATAATTGATTCAGCCATTTTTAATTTTTAATTATTTTACTCATATTACCTTGTTGATTGTATTTAGCAAAACTTATATCTACTGGTTTTCTTTCTATTTTAGCATTTGGAGCATACAAATGTCTATTGCAAGCCATTATAGCTAAACCAGAACTTATAGTTGCATCATAAGCGGTTCTTTTAGTTATATCAAACCTACTCCAATCATTTAGTAACTCATTGAAATATAAGTTACCAAAAGTTCCGTCTTTTTGTAATCCAACATGATTTTGTATATACATCTCAATAGCGGCTGCATGTGCTTGTTTTATATCTTCACTTGAGTTGGGAATGCCGCCAACTTCTTTTTCTGCTACTGATAATTTGTTCCAAACTTTATCAGGTCTATTCATACTAAAACCTCTATATCCTCTTCGTCGTAAATAATATAATAATCTAGGTTTATTATTTTCCGCAAGTATAGGCATACCATAAAACACTATTGCCATTAACATATCTTCAAAAAATATCTCAGCGGTTGGTGGTCTTGATAAATACTCTAAAAAGAAACTATTTGCCGGGGCATCTTCCATGCTAAATTTAGTTAAACCGTGCAAAGCTCCTTTAGATCCTTTACCGTCTACAGTACCTGATATATCATAAGAATCACAACCAAACGCCCCCATGTGTTCATTACCAGGGTATTTTACACCATTTTTAAGTATTACTTTATTTTGCAAATGAGTTGGTGGTGTCCAACTTACCTTAAATCTTCCTTTTGGATCTGGATAAAATATAACTTGAGAATCTTTAATCCCATTTACCCATTGAAAATTACCTTTTGAAACTCCTAGAGTTCTAGCCATTTCTTCGTTGTAATCTATTTGTTCGTATATTTTTACTAAATTAAATATAGAATTTTTAGATTCATCTCTAAACGCATGTTCAGTAGTTCTAGGAAATTGTCTGTAAAACTCATTTAAAGCATCGTGATCAGATTTTAAACCATCTACTTCGTTTTGCCAATTATCTATTACACCTACATCTATTAATTCACCGTCTGGGGCAAACACATCTGTGTCAGGAGTAGTGAATACTGGAACTCCGTACTCGTCAATAAATCCTTCGTAGTTCCACTCCATTGGGATAAACAAAGAGTATAAACCAGACTTCGTCTGACCATTTCTATTTCTTTTAGTGACATCTGATGCATTGTATAGTTTTTTAAAATTTTCCCCACCTTTATCTAAAGCATTTGATGTTGAGCCCATCATACACTTACCTATAATTCTACTACCCAATCTAAGACATGTTTTTGTAACACGCCAGTTGTTTAATATATTATCAGGTCTTTCCCACTTACCACTTTCATCGTGTACTAATAGTGCTAATTTTTCACCATCATAACTATTATCACCTGTATTTTTCCAATCTATAGTTGTATCTAATCCTTGTATATCTTCTAATTTTTCATTAGCCGTAATCTTTCTTCTTGTAAACTTACTAGCGGGTACTCTATAAGCAAGTTCAGATTTAGGTCGATCCATACCATCTTGGATAGGTTTAAAGAAAAACGGATAATTTATACTAATAGGTACAACTTTATCAGTAAACATTTTTTTAGCATCAGCACCCGTTTTAGATAGTATACCATATCTACTATCACTTGCAAGAGTGGCTAAATTAACTGTTTCTGCAGATGACATGAACGAAAACCCTGATCTTCTGTTCTTTAGGTAACACATACCATAACATCTTTTATCTGCTTTGCAGGCTTCCCAAAATATAAAAAACAATCTATTTGCCTCTCTAAAGTCCGGAGCGCCTACATCTATCTTACTCCATTGTAGATACATGTAGTGCGTACCAGTTATCCAGGTTGGTTTACTGTTGTTCACAAACCAGAACCCCTCTTCTCTTCTTTTAAATTCTTGATCTATGTATTCGTACCATTTTTCTTTATTGCTTTCCGGATAACTTCTCCAGTCAAATATATTTTTAAGACGAGCTAATTCCTTTGGTTGTTCAAACTTAACCCATTTATTTTTCTCATGTTTAAAAACATCTTTAGGTACTTTAGGTAAGGCTATAACTAAATTTTGAATTTCTATAATTTCACCTATTTGTCCATTATGAGAAAGTACAATTAAATCATGTTCTTTGTTGTAACCGTATTTCCATTTTTTACCTTTGTTAAGTCTACTAATAGTAGTTTTCTTAATAGGTTTAACTGTTTTAACTAAATCTTGCTCGTACATTATTTAGATCTACCCTCTGCGAATCCCTTAAATATTTCTTTTTTTGTCTCTTCAGGTGTCTTGCCTTCGAGTAAGTTTTCTTCTTCTTGGATTCTATTAAGTATTTCAAACGCATCGAATATAGCTAGTTTTTTAGTAGCTGCAGCATTCTTTAATCTATCCGCTGATATATCGTCATCTGAATCTACAATTGGTTCTTTAGCAACTTTAATTAATTCATCTACTGCTTTCTGCCCAGCTTGGATTATATTCTTCTTCGTTTCCTTGATATTCATATTTAATTGTAATAAAATTAGATAAAACTCTATATAGTCTCTCGCTATCAACGACAAACTCATATTCACTACTTGGTCTAAAACCAACCAAATCATTAACCTCTACGGTACCATCTGAATACTTAACAACGCCTTGTAGTGGTTTTTCAGATTCAATATTAAATTGATCTACAGCTTTCAAAGGTTTTACAAAACAATATCCTTTTGGAGCTATCCACTTATTATTTCTTTTGTATAAAAAGATTTGATCATGGTTTATAAGATAAGTATCTTCATTAAAATAACTTCTACTATTTTTTTCGACACCCCTCACGTCGTTCCATCTTCTAAAAACATTATGATGTACTATAACCGTATCTCCTGGTTTTATATCTGTATCACCAATTATAGGTGTTGATATAATAATAGCTTCTCTATTTGTAAACTCGTGTCTATAAATATCGGTGTTTAATATTAATTCTGAATCACCGACTTTTTTAGTATTATTATATCTTTCTCCTTTTGGTTTTACAACAAAGTTGTAAACGCTTCTCATTAGTATTCTAAATTATACTCTACAGATACAGCCATGTTTTTATTAAAGTCTTTCCAAGGCAGTACATCTTTGTTCTTTTTAATATAGACAGAATACTTATCATCTTCCTCTATAATATCACAAATAGTATGACCTCCATAAACTTCTTGACCAACGGCATAATGCATGGCATCGTTTTTATAATCTTTACCTACACTAATTTTTCTTATCAGCTTCGCCATTTTCCGGATATCTTATAGTACCATCTTGAATATTTACATCGTCAGTACCGTATTGATCTTTAAGTTCGTTTTGTATAACACTTAGTTGGTCGTTTACACTAGCCATATAATGTAATACTTGATGTTTACGAGCCTCTAATTGACCAATTTCCATTTGAGAACGATTAATATTATCTACAACGTTTTGTATTTTCTTTAATTGTTCTTCTGAAACTTTTTCGGTTTTTGGAGCTAAGTCTATTGTTTTTTCTTTTTTTGTTTTTGTTTTTGCCATCTTTTTTTATTTAATTTAAGTTAATTTTTGTTTTAAATTTTTCCTTGTAACACTAACTGTATAGGACTAACAGCGTATAAATCTTTATTATTAACAGTAGCGTTTGCTAGATTTTCTACTGTTTTAAATTCTGTAGCACTTGTTATGTTAAGTATAGTACCTATTAATCTATCATCTTCGTCATGCACAACATCCCCAACTGCTAATGTTGTTAATGCAGATGTAGTCTTAACAGTTACTACGTTTTGAGTTACCGCGTGAACACCGTCGCATTGAACTGTAGATCTAAAATCTAAAGCACCTTTTGCAATTGCTGCAACATATAAATCTTGGTCAACAGGTATATTTAATCCTGATTTAGTAGCTATATTTAAAGTTACTAAATCACCATCATTAAAATCACCTGAAGCAATAGGTACATAAGCTATCAAATTGTTTTTCCATAAATAATTATCTACAGCTGCACCGGTTGTACCTAAAGTAGGAGGTGATCCTAAATTGGTTGAATCATCACCAATACTAGAGTTATTTATATAGTTTCTTGTGTTTATAATATTACTTGTTGCAAAAAACAAATCTATACCAACCATTGTTTGGTCAGCACCATTTGTTCCTCTTACTATAACTTGTATACCTTCTATTGATGAGCCTTCAAAATCTTTAACTTCATGCCAGTCAAATAATATTTCTGTATCAGCATAAGCGGATGTTTGTATACTCGCTGGCATAACTGGATATACCCTTGTGGTTGTGTTTTTCATTGTTTATTTTTTTACTTTTTCTAGTGATCTACCACCGAAGTAGGCACCGATCACGGTTATTAATACCAATTGTAATAGATCCGTCCACTTATCTTGCACAGTAAATGAAATAGCTCCAGCATCGATAAATATCAACAATACTGTAGCTACTACTAAAAATACTAATACTAATGGACGTATATTTTTGCTTAACCAAGAGTCTGACTGCATATCCATTTTCCATCTCTCGGTTATTGTTTTTTCTATTTCTATCTCGTAATTAGAGACTAATTCTTTTATTTTTGCTTCAGCTGCTAATTTTTCTTCACCAGATGTATGTAAGTCATCTATAACTCCACCCACACCTTTTATTAGTTCTGTAGCTCCTCCTGATAATAATCCTCCTAACATAATTTTATTTTATTCGGGGTTTTCATAAGTTTTCATTTCATCTATTTTTTGATGATATTCTTTTGCGGAAATTTTCTTAGCTCTATATTGTTTCAAAAGTTCAGCTGCTTTAGCTTTATTTTGTTCTTTTAAATCCGCAAGATCATCTACATCAAATGGTTTTGCAGCTGTTGCTCCTAATCCACTTTTTGCTGGTAATGGTGTTTTTTCGCCAAGATCATGTGGGTGTTCTGCTTCCGCATGTCTTTTATTCATCATTGCCGCCTGCGATGGTGGTATACCATTTGGGTCATGTGGCATGTCTTTTGCTGGAGAAGATCCTAATTCTTTAAACGGAACAGCTGAATTTCCGCGTTTCATTGTATATCCCATAATTGTTTTTTTTTAGTGTTGTTCCCAAGGAAAATCAGTACTACCTTCCGGTGTCCACTTTCCATTGTAATTTATTTTACCATTTTTTCTTTCATACGTTTCACCCATCCAAGTAATATCATTATCTGTATAAGATAATTTACCAACTTTCATATCTACTAAATGACCCATTTCATGCATTAAGATTTTTCTTTCTTCCGCGCTACCAGGTTCTATTTTATCACTTATAAAAATACTACCATCAATATTAGCTTCGCCAAGTACACCTTTAGCTAGCTTTTTTCTAATAACAGGTACCCCAGGAATAGACGCATCATCTTTATCAAAACGATTCTTATGAGATCCGTATGTATTTTTTCTATTTTCGCTACCTAGTTTAAACGTCATATTTATCTTCTTTGGATACTTGCGGCAGATATTTTTTTATTATGCGCTCGTTCGAACTTAGCGGCATCTTGTTTTAATATATCTACACCAACATCTATTAATTTTCCCATGTATTTACTTGGAGCGTTTTCATTAAAATCTCCATCATTATCGTTGTTTACTTTTTGCTCTTCAATATTAGCTTTTCTCTGTTGTTCTGTGGCGTCGATTATAGCTTGGTTAGATTCGCTCATGATATCTTGATAAGATACTCCTTTGTTTCCACGTTTCATTATATACCCCATTTTTTTTGTTTTATTATTAAACTTATTATTCGTTAACGTTTATCTTATATTTCTTACGAAAAGATTCAATATCTTTGCTAACAGGATTTAAATCTTTCCAAATTCCTTTCTTCTGACGTTTTTTTTGTTGGATTTCTTGAAATGCCGAAGTTTGGGTGTGTGGATCTATCGTAAACGATGGTAGTGTTGGTAAATTCGCATCGTATTCATTTTCTTTTTTCTTAGCTTTTATTTCCTTACCTTGTGATATAGCGTACATTGCTCTAGCATCATCATTAAATCTAGCTGTTAAATATGCTTGTTTTTCCCTTCGTTTTGCTTCTTTTTGTTCTATTGTAAGTTGATCATATGCTTCAGATTTAGCTAATTGCTCTCTTGTTCTATCTTCTTTTTCAGAAGCTCTTTTATGTTTTCTCTTTGCTTTTTTTCTTCTAAAATGACCACCAAACAATCCTTTGCCATATTTACCCTCTTTCTTCTCTGCTTTTTCTCTTTCAATATTTGTTAACTCAACATCCTCATCTGCTTTCGCAACGTCTCTTCTTAAGTTTTTAGTTTTCTCAGATGTTTTAGCTTTATCTTCAGCTATTTTTTCACTAACTTTTTCCGTGGTGATTTTAGAAGCTTCTTTTTCAATAAACGCTTTATCAGCAGCTATTTGTAATTTCAGTGATTTAGCTCTTTCTTCTTCCAGTTTCTTTTTTAAATGAGCAATGTCTTCATCTTTAGCTTTAGCTTTAGCTTTATCAGACTTAGTTTGCTTTAAAGCAGAAGCGTGTCCTGAAGTTCCTTGTATTGTACCCAATTTGGCTGGGCTACCGTTCATTTTATATCCCATAATATTTATATTACCGCTCCATGAATTGTTAAACCACCATCATAATCTACTTCTTTTCTATTAAGACCTTCTTTTTTTGCATCCCCTGTATCTTCAATATCTTCTTTCTCTGTAGTTGTCGTATCTTCTTTCTCTGTATCTTCTTCAAATTTTACAGGGTTTTTATAATGCTTAGCACTACCATATTCTACTGGTGAACTCTTTTTTCTTCCATCTCCAAATCCTAATTTACTTGGCATATTATCTATCTTTATCTTTAATCATATCATCTATAGCTTTATTGTAAACTTTATCTGTATATGATTTATTCTTATAAAATACACTTCGTTCTGAAGTGGGTAAGTCTTCCTCACCTAATAGGA